CCCCGCGAGGGGGCCATCCGGCGCAGTGCAACATACCTCTCACCTATGTCTTCGAGACCGTTTTGGTCTCGATTGTGTTGGTGAAAGATTCCCGGGAGTACCCGGGAGGACCGAAGGAGCTCTGATGCCGTTTGCCGACGACTACGCGAAAGCGTAAACTTCTCCCTTTACAATTGGGAGAGAGTTCTCGGACGCAGATTAATTATTCACCTACGGCGCTTCCGCTTAAAGCGGGAGTTGTGCCGATGGTGAAAACTGCGTATCCGTGGACGCCGGTTAACGGGACACAGGAAACTGTGTCGAGTGGACATCCTTGGCTTGGACATAAAGCATCCAAGACCTCGGATATTGGTGGAGACTTTTACACTCAGAAGAAGTGGTATGCGGGTTTCCCGCAGAACATTTCTTTAGAGCAGTATCAGCCCACCATAATGGCCAGTGACTGGGCGTTTCGAGTCGGTTTTAATGGCTCGATTCTCCCATGTCACCCTGGTGGTCTTGCGTTTCCTCCGGCGAGTATTTCGTCGGATTCCAGGCTTAACCAGCTTGGAGCGCAGGCTATTAGTAAAGCCAAGCCCACACTGACCAAAGTGGATACAGCCGCCTTCTTAGGTGAGTTGAGAGAGGGGTTTCCCCGTATCTCACTCAACCTTTTGGAGGTAGGTGTTAAGTCGGCCCTTAACAGGATCGACGCCTGGCACGTAGCGAAAGCTGCGGGCGAGGAGCACCTGAACATAGAGTTCGGCTGGAAGCCACTGATCAGCGACCTCGCAAAACTTTCCGTCGTCGTGGAGACATATACCGATTTAATTCGGCAATGGAACCGCGATGCCGGTAAGGTTGTGCGTCGCCGCTGGTCCTTTCCATCAGAAGTTCAAGCAAGCTCGGCAGTGAGTCATAGTGCCCCTCCTTATATAGGAGAAACGACCGACTCGTCTATCTGGTTTGCTCGAACTGGGAACATAGTTAGATCGCGCACTATTAAACGCGATGTCTGGTTCTCGGGTGCGTTTCTCTACTTTACCAAAATCCCGCTTGATAAACGGGCAGATGGTTTGGAAGAGTACGTGCAAAAGGCCCGTCATTTAATGGCGGTCCTTAACCTTGAACCTGACCCAGATACTCTCTGGCAACTTGCTCCCTGGAGCTGGGCTGTCGACTGGTTTTCGAATGTTGGGGACATTGTCTCCAATTTTGATTCGATCGCCAATGACGGTCTTGTTGTGCGATATGGCTACCTGATGGAGCATACCATCGTTGAAGATAGCTATGTCCGGCAGCTCCCGAATGATACTATATATTCGGGGGCGAAGCCTGTCCCTGTCACGTCGAGCCTCAGTTTGTTTACTGAGACGAAAACGCGGCGGAGAGCCAACCCCTTTGGATTCGGGGTTAGCTGGGACGGTTTATCACCGAAACAGCTCTCCATTGCCGCTGCTCTGGGTATTACCCGGAGTTAGCGGTAGCATGTTGCACTGTTAAAACGCCATTGGGGGCCCAGCTCGGGCTCCTAGGAGTGATGCCTATGTCACTAGCCGATCCACAAACCGTTACGATCTCGGGTACAACGACCTCCTTGCCGCGCACTAGCGTGGATAAGGATGAGTCGGAGTACACGAGCTCGGACGGCTTGATCAAGCTCCTCGCGTCGCATGCCTATGGCAAGCGAACGAGGCGTTTGATCCGGATCGACCATGCGAAGATGGCCGCAGACGTCTTTAAGCCGACGGAAAACGTGAAGGTCGGAATGGCGGTTTACACCGTCTTCGATCTTCCGCCCGCCGGCTATACGGGCGCTGAGGCCTTGGCAGTTTGGACTGGGTTTAACACCCAGCTCACTGCCACTTCGAACGCGGTCGTCACCAAGATTCTTGGTGGCGAGTCGTAGTGGTGGGAATGGCGAATGGGGTCCTGACGAACCCTCTCCGGAAGGGGAGGATAAGTCGGTCACTATCCGTCGTTCTGAACGTCCTGTGGAAGGTGACGGAGCGGAAATCGCCGTCCGCCTGAAGGTCGGTTATAAGACCGTCCTTTTGGTAGTCGTCGTATTCGACTTCGTTCACCTTTCATTCAGGGAGATCACTAACACGACCTGGTTCGAGCATTTGCTCGGGTTAGGACCGTGATGATCTCGCCGTAAGGTACGTTCGTGTCCCCACGGGGACATCACTCCATGGTGGTTACGTAGGTAACCCAACAATCAGTTCGGGACTGCCCGAGTAGAACTCGGGCTAATCCCCGAGAGAAAGGACATTCAGAAATGAGTGCCGTTAATCCCGGGGACTATATGTCCCCACACCGCAATGTCCGTATGGACGTGATCCGCTTGGCTAACGCCGAGTGGGTCCGCTCAGGCGGACGCGGGATGCGTTACTGTGACTCCACGGAGTGCTGGAACGACTTGGAAGACGACTTTATGGTCGTCGACTGCGTCGGACCGGCGTCGTGGGTCACGGTAACGGCCCTGATCGGAAGGTTGCCGGAGGACCTGCAACAGCTGGTCCTCTTTTAGTAACCTTTAGAGACGTAGGCTATGGATCCTGAACCTTCGATAGAGGAGGTTACCTCTTGCAAAGAGGACAGGTGAAAAGCCTGACGTCACTCTGGTCCATGTTGGCAGAGGAATCTGCCAACAGATGTTGCACTAGCGCCATCCGCGACATTAAGACCGTCGCGGAGCGAGCCGAACATGAGGGGTTGTCGTTTCTTACGATAACCCTGCCTAGCCTTGGAAAAGCCATCCAAAAATGGCTGGACCTGGGTCAGGCCGGTATCCACCCTGCGTTCAGTAATGGACGCAAGGGAAGTTTCCCCCTGTTTTTAGGAGGTTTCTTCAACCGTGTGTTCGACCGGAGTAGTGGCTTGTTACTCGATAAGCCAGATATCGATGCTATTCGTTCTCTTAGGCAGCTAACGCTGTACTTTGAGAAGATGCAGCTTCCTTGCTCCCCAGCAAGGGATGCTGCAGCGATCGATGGCTATCTCGAGTGTGAGCGGGACGTTCGTCACTTCGACTCGGAGCTCAACGAGAGTGATCTCGAAGAGTTCCGTGTAATGTCGGAGTTGCTGTTCGGCCAGTTGTTTGAGCGGATGAACCGAGAGGTTTATTTCGCTCGACTGATACCGAAGCATGGTCCAGGATCAACAGCAGACGGTCTTCTTGGAAACAAGAAGTACAATCAGCTGACCTGGCCCAGACGGTTAGGGGAAGTTTTTCCTCCCCAAAACTACATCATTCCTAATTGGCGTTTTACGCACGTTTTGGATGATGTGAACGTCCCCGAACCTGGAGAAGAGGAACCTGTAAAGGTAACTCTTGTTCCTAAGACGCTCAAGACACCTCGTGTTATTGCGATGGAACCAAC